ATATCCCCGCTCAGGCGGTCTTGCTTATACGAGTAAAGGCGGAACTCTCGCGCAGTTTCCGCACAGTCAGGGTGTAAGATAACACGGTCGCGCGATTTTATAAAGGCAACGCCGTCTTCTACACTGCCGCCCCATTTCTTTACTGGCTTGATGCTGGAGATGCCGTGACGTTGCAGATAGCTTATGGACTCTGGCCTAGCACTGTCTGCCCTAACAGTGTGTTGCTCGATCAACGGCATCCGCTCTCTCAGGAATGCTGGCGTGTCATCAATCTCTAAGCCGACGCGGCCAGCCTCTCTGCGTATATATACGCAATCGTTGTACAGATAACACTCTATAACTGCGGTCGGGTCTTGGGCAAAGCCGAAGTCTAGCCCGTAATATGGCCCGTCCCACTGTGGTTGCGGCTCAAACTCTCTAACCTCAAACTTGTTGGCGAATACCTGCGCATCGCTGTTCTGAAGATATGCCCCCTCCCAGATGTGGGCATAGGTTGCTGGGTCTAGGCGCTGCTGCTCTCTCTGCCGTAACAGGTTCAGGTTTGGCGGGAAGAACGGATTCCCAGACCAGTTTATCTCTCTAATAATCGCTCCGGTTGGCGGCGTCTGTCGGAAGCGTTTGTCTACCGGGGAAGCATCGCTGCGCGGGTTCCAGAGCGCCCACAGTTCCGATTTGGGCTTCCGAAACACCGTAGCCTCTAGCGCCAGCCAGCTATCTTCCGGCACGTCCTCAGCCTCTTCCACGATGGTCAGGTCGATGCCCGCGAGTGACTTGATGCTGCTGCTATTATGACGAAGCCCGCGAAATATGAACTCAGTGCCATTGCGCCCGCGAAGATAATCAACGCCGACGTCGTAGTGAGCCGCCAGCCACGGTGTTCGTTCTATGGCGTCCTTCACCTCGCGGTGGAAGCTGTCCTTGATGCTGACTTGCAGTTCGCGGGTGCAGAGGATGCGCAGAGGTTCTGCGAAGCCCCACACCGCCGCCATCAGTGCTGCTGATTGTGACTTGCCGGAGCCTCGCCCGCCATACGTCGCCCGGTACTGTGCGGAGCCTCTCAGCGGCGCGTAGACCGGGACAAGGCTCGGCGGCAGGTCAATGGAGGCGCTCTTCGTCATCTGCTTCGTCAATATGAATATCTTCTGCTGCGCGGATGATGATTGTATCTGGAACCATCGTTCCGTCGCTTGATGAATGGTCTACCTCATGGCGCTCTGACCAGCGCGCCTGCGTCTTCATCCAGAATATCATGGCAGCGGTGTCGCCATCCTTTGCCTTGTTAAACAGCGCCCCGCCTATGGTTGCGTTGGCCTTGGCGTTCGCCTGCTCCAGTTCCGCCTTGTAATACTTGCGGAGGGTCTTGGGGTCGATCTCCAGAATGCTCGCAATCGTGTCCTGTCGCGTTCCTACGGTAGCGTGAAGCTGGACAAGCTGTCGGCTTTCCTTGGTTGGCTTATGAGGGTTTCGAGACACTGGCTAACTCCTGATAACGCTTGTCGCATTCTTCATATATACCACCTTAGCCTTTTTATATGCGGGAAATTCCCTTGCTTTACCCATCTTGTTTTAATCCTCAACCATTTTTGCAATGACGTGCTTGCGCACATATTCTGCTTCGAAACCTGCCAGCGAGCATATAGCAGAAAAGTCGGCTGTTTTGATATAGGCCCGATCTTGCCTCCAGCGTACGACATTTGCGTATGAGCCAGGTTCATCCTCTGGCATTGGCCTCAGTGTATCACGAACGGCTGTTTCTAGGACAGCGGCCCACAGCCTACGTTCGGGCAGTGCTTGGTCCCCGGTCATCCCTCACGCTCCGCTCGCAAAATAGCACGACCAATCATTTCAGGGATTTGAGGCACTACGGCGTTGCCCAGCGCTTTTAGCCTGTTGGCACGGTTCTTAACGCCTATGGCTACTCGTCCAATATCTGGCTCGTCTGGCCATTTGCAATGTCCGTCCATCCCGGCGGGAAGCCCATCAGCCATTCCACCCATTCCGGGTTTAGGGCGCCCCCGTCCGACGCCATAACTGCGTGATCCAATCGATCGTTCTCGCGGCTGCGCCTGCTTTTGCGTGTCAGCGCCGCTGGACTGCTGCCCTTGTGCATTGACGCCACTGGCGTGGGCCACATGCCCTGCTTGACCATCGAAGAAACTAAATTGTCCCTCTCCAGCGTCGTGCCCTTCGCTTGGTAGTTCGTGCTGAGTTGCGCTGTCGGTGTTGCCAAAAGAGATTGCGCCACTGACCTCGCTAAAGTCTCCCTGCCGTTCTCCGCAAGCGCGGCCAGTTTTTGGGGGTCGCCCGTATCTTTGTGAACGCTCGCTGTCGGCGTCGGCCACATGCTGCGAGCCACTTCCCTTTCCAGATTGGGGAACTTGTCGTTCACTCTGTTCTGAATGTTCTCTGCCGCCATCGCGCTGCAACTGCGTGGCGTGGGCCACTGTCCAGACCCTATCCCTTCTGTGCGGGGCGTCCGTGGCGCAAGCTGGAATAACAAACGTTCTTGCGGCGTAGTCTTGTCTTTCCAGATCAGATAGCACGTCGTCGAGGCCCATGCTGATGTGCCCAGCAACGTTCTCTCCAATGACCCAAGCGGGCCGCAACTCGTCCACGAGCCGACAAAATTCCGGCCAGAGGTGGCGGTCATCTTCCTTGCCTCTGCGCTGCCCGGCTGTGGAGAAAGGTTGGCAGGGGTATCCCCCGCAAATAACGTCAATTGGTCCGTCAATGTCTGACCCCTTCAATTCGCGCACGTCAGGAAAGCATGGCACGTCTGGCCAGTGTTTCGCTAAGACCTTGCGCGGAAATTCCGCGTATTCACAGAATGCAGCCGTTTCAAAGCCGCCCGTGCGTTCAAGGCCAAGGCTGAAGCCTCCGATGCCGCTAAACAGATCAAGAACGCGAAGCTTCCTCATTCCTCGTCCTCCGCTATCTGCTTTGCGAATGCCTTGATGGCTCCGTGGTCTTTGGGATGCGCCCATATCTCCAGACGTGCCAAGCCCGCCTCTCTGCGTTTAGCTTTGAGGCGGGTGGCTGCTTCTGCGATCTGCTTGCGGCGGGCAGGGGTGGTCATGCTGCAAAACCAGCGGCGTAGAACGATTTCTCAACGTCTGGGTAATCGCCACTGCGAACCATATTTGTCAGCTTTTCGATGGCATTTGCGTAAAACAAGGCAGCCGACAATCCAAAGTGCTCCACGACGTCTGCGGCGTATTTTTCAGCGATGTTCACGGCGTCGTCGTTGTTGATAGCCTCAACGATATCGCACCAAAAATCTTCGTCACCGATTGAGCGGGCGTCTGCTTCAGAAATAATGGTCATTTCGTTTCTCCTGTTGGTGGGGGCCGAAGCCCCCTGTGCGTTGCTTACATCTTGAATATACAGATTACCGGAAATCATACAATGGGAAATACGCAAGAAAGTTAAATTATTTTACCTCCCCGGTAATTCCTCGTCCTCCGCCATCGCGTCATCCAGCAAAGCGGTTACTAGGAACTCACCGACCGTCATGCCGGGCGGAACATTCCGCGCGAGCCAATCAATCTTTTCGTCGTTCAGATGTTGCAGGAGAGACCCTGTTTTTAGGCCGCGACGGCGCAGGTAGGTGCTGGCGGTTGACTGGTGGAGGCTTTCCCCGTTTGCCCGCTTGGCTTTGCGGTCTACGTCTGTTTGGCGTTTTCTTCCGTTATTTGCCCAAGGGTTGATTATGTTCATTCCGTCACCTCATCATCAACCATGTTTAGCATAGCCTCAAGTCGGGCAATTTCCTCTCGCGCCAATCTCCATTCCGTCGTGGCCATATCTTCGTCATGCCACGAAGCCCATAGGTATGCGTCGAGGCGGTCGGCGTATCGCAGCCACGTTTGGTCACTCTCGCTCAGATCAGGAAATGTCCCAGCGATGGTGTCTCTGCAGACCGCTTCTACTTGCGCAAGGCGTTCGACCACATCTGGCATATTTCGTTTCATTTCGCTTGGGATGTCGCCGACGATCATCTCGCCAGCGTCGTGCGTCAGAGCGGCGCGTAGAAGCGCAACTGATGGCTCTGGGTGGTGTTGCAGGATTATCTGCGCTACTCTTGCGTGATGGCCGTCTAGGCAATCCCCAGTGCCTGCCATGCGCGGATTGGTATGCCAGCGCATTACTCGACCAGATAACCACAAAGCAGATGGTTCAATATTTCTCATAACGTTCTCCCTATTTCAGTGTCTAAATTTTGCCATTATCTCTGCTGCTGCCCTTCGCCTGTCTTCGACCGCTTCCTGTGGCCTTGGAGGCTCTAGGGCGACCACTGAGGCCGGTTTCAGGTCACGGCGGCGCTGCACTATCATATTGTGCAGAAGGCCTTCATGGGGGCGCTTAGACGAGTATTTGATGAGATACCTGCTGCACGCTGTCTCGATCTCTTCCCGGCTAAATGGCTCTAGTGTATCCATCCAGCCCTTGAGTATCTCCCGCTCCACAAGTTCATCCTGCGGCAACTGGAAATATCTGCTCATGAGCGCCTGCGCTTTGACCGCAATCCACGCGCGATGCTTTGCCCTGTCATCGACCATCACTTACCTCCCATTGCGAGTTCTGCCACCATAGACCGGAAACCCGATTGCTGGCGCTTTTCTATTGTATCTTCCCAACGCTCGCCGTTGAGCCATGTCGCAAGATGCGGCGTATACTTTGGGTCTGTTCCCGCGAGGCTGTCAACGTACTCGGCCAGCTTGGCGCTGAGAACGTCGGATGACACCTTTGCCACCGCCTTTTCCCAAGCCTTGCGCGCTCCCGCTTTGCCTACCTTTCGAGGATATGCAGACCATGCATCATCGAACGTATATAAGGTTAGATTTCCTAGGTTATTATTTACAAGGTTATGGGGGTCGCATTTTGCAACAGGGGGCTGTTGCGTTTTGCCACAGGGGCTGTCGCGTTCTGCAACAGGGGTCAGGTGCAGTAGATATGACGTGCTAGTCTGCGACCCGTTCGCCCGTGTTCTAGCCTGTCGTTGTATTAACCCGGCTTCCTCCAGTGCTTTTAAGTGACGAACGATTGTCGATTTGTCCATCTCACATTCATCAGCCAGCTTCTTTAGGCTGGGAAAGCAAAGACCTGTTTCGCCGTTGTAATGGTCTGCCAACCAATACAGCACGATCTTCGCGGCTGGCTTCAGCCCGGTTTGCTTCATCGCAAGTGCAGTCATGTAGTGGCTCATCGGCCTATCCTTTGTATTGTGGATATGCTGACCGCTCTGCTATTATGCGGACAGCGCATCCCGTCTATGCGCTCTGCCGGTAAGCGGACGCCCAGCCGCTTCGGCCATCGGGCGGGGGTCATTATGCGAATGCCCCCGCCCCTTTCATACCATAAAATATTATGGGTGCTGCTCAAAATATTCAGTCAGTTTCTGAAGCGTTTTGAGCGATGTTATCTGA